TATGTTTGCGATGAGCGATGTAGCTTCTGCTCGCCCTCACGGTAAACGTAGTCAGTATTCAGCAAATATAGAAGTTGAAGACTCAAACCCACTAGAAGCAATTCTTGGTGGACCAGACTGGAGTGTTTCTCCTCAGTTAAAGTTTAAGAGTAAGAAACATGCTCGTCAATTTCAAGACACACAAGAAGATAATTGGGGATTCGGACGTGCGTCAAGTTCGCTTGTAGCATATGGTCATGATCTTCAGTCACGTGGCTTCCGTGTATCTGAACATCCATCGTTTGGTGGTGTTCATCACGTTCACGCCCATCATTCAGCACATTACTCAGGTAATGCGATTGATATTAATGTTGGCCGTGGTGTTATAGAGGCACGTTCAGGATATGCTCACAGATTTGATCAGCTTGCTGCAGAAGCAAGAGCAGCTGGTTATACTGTGCTTTGGAGAGTACCTGGTCATTACGATCATATTCATATTCAAAGATAATAAGTAATAGGGGTGGCCATGTCCGTGCCACCCTTTTCATAATGGAGGAAATAGTGACAATAGAAAAGGAAGAAAAAATTACTGATATCCCAAACATAGAAGATCATCACTATTATCTTTTTAACAGCGATTTTGATAACAGTTCTTGTGGCGAAGCAATGAAGTTTATTATTGCTAGAAACTTAATGAAGAAAGATCGCCCTAAATTTATGAAGATGATTATCAATTCTCCTGGAGGTTCAGTTACAGCAGCATTTGCTCTTATTGATACCATGAAAGGTTCAAAGATCCCAGTCTATACTTATGGACTTGGCGAAATTTCGTCTTGCGGATTACTTACTTTTATGGCTGGCGAACCTGGTAAAAGATTTATAACTAAAAATACCGCTATTCTTTCTCATCAATTCTCATGGGGGTCTATGGGAAAAGAACACGAGTTAATGGCATCGGTAAAAGAATTTACTAATACAAGTCAACGACTTGTTGATCATTATAAAAAATGCACTGGACAAACAGAAGCAGTAATTAAGAAGTTTCTGCTTCCGCCAGAAGATGTCTGGTTGACGCCAAGAGAGGCAATTAAATATGGAATCGCAGACCAAATTGTGGACTTTTATTGAGATTGTAGCAACCATATCTTTAATATGTGGTGTTGCTTTAAATTCATATAATATATATCCAGCAAACCTATACGTAAATATATTCGGAAACTTTTTCTGGCTTCTTCTTGGAATTAGTTGGAAAAAGTGGTCACTGATAATTATTGAGATAATTACATTGGCTATATACTTTAGCGGTCTGTTTAAATATGTTTACAATAATGATTGTTTTTTCTGTTAGAATGGAGTGAAAAATGGCAATTATAAGATTTAGTGACGAAGAAGTATTCGGTGTTGATTCGCAAGAATACGAGGTATTAGAAAATGCAACTGCAGCTATTAAAGGCGTTGAAGGTGCAGTTGTTGAGATTGGAACTCGTCGTGGAGGTTCCGCAAAATTAATGATTGATACTTTGGTTAATAATGGTGATAACAATCGCAGCTTTTTTTGTATTGATCCATATGGTAATATCGAAATTCCTTGCACGAATTTAAATATGGCGATTCATAACCCTGATCGTCCTATTGAAGGAGATAAAGAGTCAAAAGAGATTACTTCTCCCCAAAGATTTGATTACGATAATGATATGCGTAATCGCACTATTCCTTCTCTTTATTATTATGCTTATAACGCTGGTCTTAATTTTACATTCTTCTGTTTAGAAGATACAGAATTCTTTAGACGTTATCATGATGGAGTTCCAGTCTATGAAGAGTTTAAGAAAATCGAAGACAAATATGCTTTAGTTTTCTTTGATGGACCACATGATAATCAGAGTTTAGATATTGAATGTAAATTCTTCTCTGAACGTGCAGCAGTTGGTGCGGTATTTGTTTTTGACGACATCTGGATGTATGATCATGATAAGATCGTCGAGCAGGATTGGCTTTTCCCTGCAGGATTTGAAGTTCTTGAGAAAAAGAACGTAAAAGCATCGTATATCAAAAGGAAGTGATATGAACGTTTCTCCGGATTATAAATAAGTAATATTAGTCCGGAGATCCTTTATGTTAGTTTATAGCGATTATCTCGCCGAGTTAAAAATAAGTCTTCAATATCACGATAAGCTGAATCCAGTTCTTTGGCAGAACGAGAATAAACTCAAGCCAGAGGTCAGAGAAGCTCTTTTGAAATTCGCTTACGCTTGGGCAGATTTCGCTAAGATTCCAAGAAATTTAATTCAACATGTTATTATGACTGGAGGTAATGCTAACTTCAACTATACTAAAAAATCAGACATTGACGTTCATCTTATGATAGATCGTTCCAAACTATTTGATGATCCTAAATTTGTAGATGAATATCTTGCGGATAAAAAAACTCTTTGGACTTTAACTCATAATGTAGATGTTTACGGTTATCCTTTGGAACCATATGCTCAACAAGCTGATATGAAATATCCAAAAGATCAGGGTATCTATTGTTTAACAAAAGATAAATGGTTAGAGAAACCAAATAAGGTTGATTACGATTTTAAAAATGATGATATTCTTAAACAGAAAGTTACTCATTATATTCATGCAATAGATCATATGATTAAACATCACATGGGAGAAGATTCTTTTGAGAATATGAAGACTCGTTTTAAAAATATGAGAACTGCTTCTCTTCAGAAATATGGAGAGTTTGGTAGAGAAAATCTTGTATTTAAAGAACTACGTAATAGAGGTTACATTGACAAGATGAATAAATATGAGATCTCACTTAAAGATAAAGAGCTCTCTTTAAAATAAAACTTGCTTTTTCTTAAAAATTAACGTATAATATATATCTAACTAAAGTGGAGCTTATTATGTTTTTCAGTGATCTAGAAACTATGGTAAATGCTGACATGTTCGATCTAGGATACGATTCTAGAAACGTAGAACATATTAAAATTTATTGGGAGATGATGTTAAATGGCGATTGAGATTTATTCAAAAAATAATTGTAGTTTTTGCGAACAAGCAAAGTCTCTACTAAAAATCCACGGTAAAAACTTTATTGAGTATAAACTAGACGAAGATTTTACTCGTGAAATTCTTCTATCTAAGTTTCCAGAAGCAAAAACCTTTCCTGTAATTGTAATCGACGGTTTTAACATCGGAGGTTTCCATCAGTTGCAGCAACAGATCAATGAAGAAACTTCAGATAATCGTAAGATTCTTCTTGAAGATGATAGATATCAAGGAGCGTGATTATGTCAAGATATGAACGTGATATACTTTTAAGAGATCTTCAAAAAAATGTAATGGCTGTTTATTTTACAAAGGTAAATGGCGAGAAACGCGAGATGCGTTGCACTCTTATTCCTGGAATGCTTCCACCAAACTCTGATATTAATCATTTAGAGGAAGAGCATAAGAAGCCAGAGAACGATAAAGTAGTAGTATGTTGGGATGTTGTTAAGGGCGCTTGGCGTTCTTTCCGTGTTGAATCAGTAGAGTATGTAGAAATTTTAGACGCTTATCAATACTAAGGAGAGAACAATGAGCGAAAAGACTTATTGGGGATATCACCTGATAATTAATGCAGCAGAATGCGATCATGCCGCTATTACAGATTATTATACAATCTTTAATTTTACAAAAACTCTTGTAAAAGATATTGATATGGTTGCTTATGGTGAACCGCAGATTGTAAATTTTGGTAGTGGTAATAAAGCAGGATATACACTTGTTCAGTTAATTGAAACAAGTAATATATGTGCTCATTTCGTCAACGAAACAGATGATGTCTACCTAGATGTCTTTTCGTGTAAGCCATTCGAACCAAAAATTGTTGTTGCTTTAGTAAAGGCATTTTTTGCCGCTAAGAAAGTTCAAATACAATTTTTAGAAAGACAGGCATGATTTTATCCGGCATTACTTTTGGATCTTTTGACTTACTACATGCTGGTCATGTAACTATGTTAAACGAATGCAAGAGACAATGCGACTGGTTAATAGTGGGACTTCAAACAGATCCCACTATTGATCGTCCACAGAAAAATAAACCAGTTCAAACCACCTTTGAGCGCTGGGTTCAATTAGAAGCTCTTAAATGCGTAGATCAAATCATACCATATGATACCGAACAAGACCTACTAAATATGCTATCAATATTAAACGTTGATAGAAGGTTTATTGGTGATGATTATCGCGAACAATATATACATGGCAGAAGTATTTGCGAACAAAAAAATATAGAAATTGTTTATATTCGCCGTCAACATACATATTCCTCTAGTGAATTGAGAAAAAGAATATATGCTTCACAAAATAAATAACACTCCAGGAACACACTTAGGAGATTATGCTAGTAAAGCTGAAGAAGGACTTTATCTAGAATTTGGAGTTCATACTGGCGGGACTTTAAGAACGATTGCTTCTTCTACTAATTGTAAAGTTTATGGGTTCGATTCCTTTGAAGGATTACCAGAGGAATGGAAAGGTATGCACAATAAAGGTCATTTTGCGTGCGACGTTCCAGAAGAATTACCAGAAAATACAGAGTTAGTAGTTGGATTATTTCAGGACACTTTACCTAAATTCGTAGAAGAACATAAAGGGGAAAAGGTTGCTTTCGTTCATATAGACTGCGATCTTTATTCTTCAACTAAATGTATATTTGATAACATAAAACATTTATTTCAAGATGGATCTATTATTTGTTTTGACGAATTAATAAATTATAATGGTTATGAAAATCATGAATGGAAAGCATGGCATGAATTTCTTGAAGAAACTGGTTATAAATGGGAAGTACTTGGTAAATATGGTTCCCATCAGGTAGCGTTTAAAATTTACAAATGAGGTTATATCATGAGTCACACAGACGATTATTTCAACGAGGTTGTTTCAATTGCTACTGCGATTGATAAACTCAAAATTCAAGTCATGGCAGAAAGTCTCGCGAGGATTCGCGACCATGCTGGTAGGGTTTTTGTGCTGGGCGTGGGTGGTTCTGCTGGTAATGCTTCCCATATGGTTAATGATCTTCGCAAACTTTGTGGGGTCGAAGCCTACTGTCCCACCGACAACGTTCCAGAACTTACAGCTAGAACGAACGACGAAGGGTTTGACACCGTTTTCTCGGAATATCTCAGAGTAAGTAATCTAAACAAATATGATTGTATCTTTATTCTGTCAGTTGGTGGTGGTAATAAAGAAAAGAATGTATCAGTTGGTCTAGTTAAGGCGATTGATTATGCTGATTATGTTGGCGCTCATGTTTTTGGTATTGTCGGCAGATCAGATGGTTATACAGTACAAAAAGGTAACTGTGTGGTTGTTGTTCCTGAAGTGGCATCTAACAGAGTTACTCCTCACTCAGAAGCATTCCAGGGCGTTGTCTGGCATTGCTTAGTTTCTAACCCTGCATTTCAGAAGAACTCTACAAAATGGTAAAAGCAGTATTCCTAGATCGCGATGGTACGATCAATAAATTGATAGAAAGAACTGGTAGTCATGCAGCCGAAGGTAAAGTAGCTCCATGGTATTTCTCAGAGTTTCAATACATTGATGGAGTTCATGAAGCTATTAAAAAGTTTCTCTCTTTAGGTTACTACCTTCATGTTGTGACTAATCAACCTGACGTAGATGAT